CTGCCGGCGAGCGCGCGAGCAGGAGAAAAACCACGCGCGCATTTCGCGACGCGCGAGGCGGGGGGGATCGCGGCCGCGTCGAGACGATCGGGATCCTCGATCGCGTCCGCACCCGCGCGCTGATTGCAACGCAAGTGCTCGAGCTGCAGATTGCTCGGATGGTCCGAGCCGCCGCGAGCTCGAGCGATCACGTGCCCGATCGACGGGGTGTCACGGGGGGGGATCTCATCCCCGCACCGGGCACATACCCTGCCGTCCCGTGCCAGGAGATATCCCCGCACATTGACCCGGCGGGCGTCACTGGTTCGGAGATCGCTCACGAGGGGAGGGGTGTCATATCTCGGGGGATCCCTCGAGCAGCCACGCCCGCCACATCGCGTCACGCTCGGCAATGATCTCGGCGCTATCGCCAGAGGGGGGGGGGATCGAGTACGTGTCCGCATCGGCCGCCGCGACATACACGACGGTCGGACGTACCACGCCATCGGAATACGCGCTCGAGGTATTGACTTGCACGGCATACGCCGCGCCCGCCGTCTCGCCGATCGGAGCGCCCACGTACACGACGTCTGCATCGGCGGAGAACTTGCCGAGCCGACGCGTCCGGTTCGGATCGGCGTAATACTCCACGCCCGCCAGGATCGCGGCGCGGATGCCCGTCGCCAGAGACGGCGCAGACTGGATCGGCATCTCAAGATCCTCCGGCTCGGGCTCGGGCTCGGGCGCACGCGTGGTCGTGAACAGGATCCGGCCGCCCGATCCGCCCGTGTCCCGCGGACGGATCGGCGCCGGCCGGTCGGGACGGTAGGACGTCATGAGCCGACGAGCTGCGAGACGCATCCGCGCCACGAGCTCGAGCTCGGATCTCGGCCGCGGGCCCATCGTCGCGGCCGAGTACGTCATCCCGCCCCATGATTCGGCGCCGGCTCGCAGGAGCTCGGCCTCCCACCAGATCCATCGGGCCGGTGAGCACCATGGATCCGCCACGAGGAAGCGCGAGCCCGAGCGCTCCGGCGCCACGGCCACTGTATGGCCGTAGGAACCGTCCCCCGAGAGACATGGGCCGCCGCAATCGGCCGCGTACACGTCGAGATGGACGAGCCGGCCGGCCTCGAGATCCTCGAGCGCGTCATCCCACGTCGCACCGTCTCGGATGCGGAGCTCCTGGCCGTAGCTCGCCCACGCTTGCGCCGCATCGCCCGAGTCCGTACCGCCCGACTGGTCATCCTGGCGGGCCCGCATCTCCGAGCCCGTGGAGATGAGGGTCCCGCCAGAGTGATAATCGAGACCGGTTGAGACACTGGCCATTCGACAATTCGAGCTAGCAAGCGCCGAGCCGTCACGCTGTGACACGGGCGCGGCACGGTAGAGATCGGTCATGCCGCGCGCTCGGCGATCGCCGCGAGCAACCGTTCCCCGATCCATTCGGTGTACGCGGGCGGGATCGCCTGCGCGAGATCGGCGTTGCGCATCCAGTCGATGCCCATGGCCTGGCCCCATCGCTGGCGATGGCCCGTCCCGTTCCCGGCATTGTCGAGCGAGCGCGAGCCCCAGCCTTCGGCACTCCTGCCGATCCCGGCGAGACGATCGGCGCGACGGCCGATGTAGCGGCCCGGCACGACCGCCTCGTAGTGTTTCGGATGGCCGGGAGCGAGCATGAACACAGTCGACTCGAACAGCCGGTGTCGGTATTCGGGCCCGCCGTCGGGCTGCCGCAAGCCGAACATCGTGCCGCACAAGAAGATCCCGTCAACGGGCGCGCCGACCACGTTCTCGAGCACATACGGCTTGCCGATCTCGTGGAGAGCCGCGCGCGTGGGCGGGATCGAGTCCCAGTACTCGAAACCGCGCAGCCACGGCAGGTTGCGCAGGATCGAGTACGCCTGGCAGGGCGGGCTCGCGTGGATCACGTCGAAGCCCTCCGCGCCCGTCTCGGCGAGATATTCCAGGGCGTCAGCCTGGTAGAAGTCGAACGGATAGCGCGGCTGGGGCGCGATGTCCACCCCGACCACCTCAAAGCCGGCGCGGTGGTAGCCCATGGCCGCACCGCCCGCGCCACAGAACAGATCGAGGAGCCGCGGGCGCGTCATTGTCGGCGCCGCCATTCCCGCCAGTAGGCCACGAGCACGAGCCCGGCCAGGAGCCACGCGAACCCGGAGAGCCCGACGATCATGCACGGCTCGCCGGTCGGGCCGGTCGGTCCGCTCACGGCCGAAACGCCCATTCCCACGCCTCCGGGCTCGACGCGTGCGCCACGATCAGCCCGAGCGCGCGGTCATAGCCAGCCGGTCGGACCACGGCCGCCGTGATGCCGGCGCGGTGGAGCCGGACGAGCCATTGCGCCTGCTCGGCTGCGAGCACGCCCTTCTCGCTCTTCGCCTCGAGCACGAGCATCGGCCGGCCGAGCTGCGGCGGGAGCGCGGTGATGTCCGGCCAACCCTTCGCGCCCATCCACAACCCGCGATCAGAGCGCCGCACGTGCCATGCCTTCCAACCGGAGAGCCCGAACGCCTCGAGCAGTCCCGCCACGAGCTGATCCTCGGTCACGATGCGGGCCCGGCGTACGCATCGGCGAGCTCCACGACGCGCCGCGCGAACGCGAGCTCCTGCTCCGCGCACGCAAGCGCTTTGTGCAACGAACGATGCTTGTGCGGGCAGTACGTCAGGAGCATCGGCCCGAGCCCTTCGCACATGACGTAGAGCGCACCGCACCAGTGCACATCGTCGGGATGCGCCACGAACGACGCCACGAGCTCGCCGCCCGGATGGTCGATCACGTCCGGGCCCGCCGCGCGTCGCACGCCGGATGGTCGATGCAGTGGAGCCCGTGGTCGATCTGCTCCTTACCGTCGATCGTGCGTTTGATGAGCCCCATCCGGACCTGCTCCCGGCCGCCGCATAGGACGCACTCCTCCCACAGCGTCGGCGCCACGCCCGGCCGCTCGGGCACGAGATACGGGCGCCCCGGCGGCTCGATGTGCGCGAGCGCGAGCTGCGCGGGCTCGAGGATCTTGCGCACGAGCTCTCGGACTTTCATCCGCGCGAGCGTGAGCGCACGCCGGACGGGAGCAGTCCACTTCCAGCGACGGACTCGAAACGTGAACCGGATCCCGCCCTGGCAGCCGCGTCGGACCTCGATCGCGATCACGCCGAGCGCTGCCAGGCGATGGACCACCCGGTGCGCGGTCGACGGCGAGCGGTCGAACGCTCGGAGCGGCGGCGCGTCGTGCCAAATGAAGCGCGGGTTCTCCGCGGCCACGTCGCGCAGGATCCCGAGCGCGTGCTCCTGGCCGGATCCGAGCTCCACGTCCGTTCCCCATCCGGGGGAGTACACGTGCGCGCTCATGCCGCACGCTCGATCCGCTCGGCACGCCGGCCGGCCGGACGCCATCCGGCTCGGATCCTGCACGCGTGCCCGTAGGACACGCCGAACGTGAGCACCGCGCCCCACACATCGCCGCCATCGGAGCGGATGCGGGCCGCGATGAGCTCGGTCGGATGCCGCCTACGGCGCCTCCGGGTGAGCTCGAGATAGCGCGAGACGGTGTGAGTGAGACGGCCGCCCGCGCCTACTGCCGATAAGGTAAGTGGTGGGCCGCACCGGAGCGAGTTATGTCGCATCGCCGGGTTATGCTCCCGTAGGGTGTTGTGACCCTCTGATCCTAGCGTGTCGGGTGCCCCGATGTGCCGTGGATCCGAAACGCCGGTGCTGCGGTGAGCTGCAGCGCCGGCGTTTCGTGTCACCCAGGGGGGATGACGGCCCCTATGTTCGCATCCCAAGTACGAGAGAGCAGTACGGGGTTTGAGTAGAGAGTGACGCTCAAACCCCACGTACTGGGTACGCGAACATTGACCGATGGGAGACGCGTGCAGCCGATGTGGCGGGCTCGGGCGGACCACGCGCAGCCTGCCCGATGGCAGCCGGATCGAGACCACGTGCCCCACGTGTCGGGGATCCGGAGGCCGGCGCCCGCATCCCGCGCCAGGATCGCCGGAGCGGCCCCTAGAACGGCCGTAGGCGAGCGCTAGAGTCGATCGACGAGTATCGACACTGCCAGGAGCAGAACGGCCCATGAGAGCAGATCCTGGCCGCGCGTCCGTGCGAGCTCCACGCCGGCCAGGACGGCCGCCACGATCGCAAGCACGAGCACGATCACGAGCTCACTCACTGGTAGTACACCCGCAAGCGAAGAAACGACAGGATGACGTCCTCGTAATGAGCCGTGGTCGGCGGTGCGGTGCCCGCCACGGTGCGCGAGCTCACGAGCACGAGCTCGGTGATGCCGCCTTTCTTGATCGCGCCGATGAGCCCGGAGCCCGCATCGGTGAAGTCGTACGATCCGCCCGCGTTCTGACGGCCCTCGTTATAGGCGCCACGCGCCGTGTCGAGCGTGGCGCGGAGTGGATAGCTGCCCAGGTTCTCGCCGGGGATCCAGTCGGCCAGTGCGAGCGTCGGCCGCCATCCCCCGGTCGGATAGCTCCGCGCTTGGATCGTGAAGTTGGTCCACGTGTAGAGCGCGGGATCGTTCGGCCAGTCGGGCCCGAATTGCGCACCGAGCAGCGCCTTTGTGATCGTGGCGCCGACCGGGATCGAGCTCGTATCGAATGCCACGAACGCCTCGTGAACGCCGTAGACCGGGCCCGCCTGGAGATACTGGCCGACGTACTGCTGCGTCGATGCGACCGCGGCGTCGGTGCGGACCTGCGTCGCCGGGCCGGTGCGCGCCCAACCGTATTGCGAGCTCTCCGAGATGAGATGCCCGGAATGCGAGGAGCCGGTCGTGGGCACGGCGTTGAGCACCGACGGCCGCGTCACCACGGCCTCGGTCACGACGTCGACCTCGATCCAATCGGGCGTGACCGAGCACTTCATCCCGATGAGCTCTACGAGCACGTCCGGCTCGCCGGTCGCAGTGACCGTCCACCGTGCGCCGAATTCCGAGCAGACGATCTGCTTCACTTCCGTGCCTTCCGGCATGAGCGTGTCGAGCATCGTGAGCACGGGCGGGGGATTGAGCCGATCGAGGATCCAGTACGCCCACGTGCCGTAGTTGTCCGTGCCGTACGGGATCCCGGTCGCGAGCGCGAGGAAGTAGTAATCCGTATTCACGGATCGGTACTCATCGGGCGGGAGCACCGGGCCCCAGTTGCCGCCGTTCTCGCCGATCACGATCCGGTTGCGGACGCGACCGAGCCCGAGTGCCTTCCACATTCCCGTGAGCGCGACGCCGTTGCAATTGATCACGGCGCTCGAGGCGGGCGGTGTCGGCCCGATCCGGTCGTACCAGCCGATCCGGCCGTCGCGCATCGGGAACAATCGCCCGAGCTCCGCGAACCGGATCTGATGGAGCCCGTCGAGCGCGCTGCCTTTCACGACGTGATTGCCGCGCGTCTGGCCGGCCGTGCCGTTCGGGAAGTAGCGCTTGCCGACCGGCCATTCCACGATGTCGAGCAGGAATTGCGCCTGCACGGCCGACGTCACGGCGTTCGGCGCCTGGAGGAGATCCTGGCCGGCTTTGAGCACGCGAACCGAGAGCTGCCCGATCGGATCGAGCCCGTTGAGATCGGCGATCTGGCTCGCGCGGTCCCATCCCCACGTTTGGAGCACGCCGGTCCACGCCGGCGAGCCATCCACCGTCACCCGGAACGGGAGCCCGACCTTGAGCACGCCGAGCAGCGGGCTCGAGGGATTGTCGGGATCCCACTTCCGGTTTGGATCGTAGAGACTCACCCGGAGCGTGCCGCCCTCACACTCGGTCAGCGGTCCGAGTGCCTCGGGCGCGCCCCATTCCCACATCGCCGACGTCGTGTCGCACGTCAGATCGGTCCACGCGCCCGAGAGATAGAGCTCGATCGTGAGCGTGGCGCCCTGCACCGTCGCGCTCATGCCGTGCTCCGGTCGAGCCCTCGAGTGAACGGCCCGGAGCCGCCATTGTTGCGGGACCATCGCCGGATCGCGCGCATGACCTCGGTCGGATCGGCGGCGCGGACATTGACATTGACCACCGTCCCCGCACTCGCCGGCGCCGCCGCGGCAAACGAGCTCGGGCCCATGAGCGACTGCGCGGCCGCGCTCTGCGTCGCCAGGAACGGGAGCGACGGGAGCTCGAACCCTTTGAGCGGGTTGATCGAGTCGAGAAAGCGTCCGATCGCGCCGATCGCATCGTTGAGCCAGCCGATCAGCTTTGTGAGCCAGCCGACCACCGTGACGAGCACTTCCGCCACGATCTTCAGTGCGCCGGCCAGGAGCTTTACGAGCGGGATGAGCACGGGCAGGATCGCCGACAGGAGCTCGCCGAACGCGTCGAGCACGGGCCCGATCGCCGGCATGAGCTCATCCATCACGGGCAGGAATACACTCCCGATCTTTTCGGAGAGCTCCGCAAACGCGTCGCCGCCCTTCTTGGCCATTCCCTCCGTGCTCGCCGCGTAGTCGTCGGCCGCGCCCGATGACAGCCTCGTCGCCTCGGTGAGCGTGTCCGCGGCGCTCGCCTGCTTCTCCATGCCGGGGAAGAGCTTCCGGAGCGCGGCGTCCTGGCCGGCGTGCGCTTTCGCCACGGCATCGGCGGCCTGCTCGAGCGGCACGCCCGCGGCGCGCGCGATGTCCATTGACTGCGCGAGGAGCGCGTTCGCCTCGTCGGCGTTGCCGGTTGCCGTGACGAGCCCTTCGAGGCCCGCCCGGACTTCACTGTCGGAGAACGCTTTTTCGGCGCCCGCCGCGATCGCCTCATCGATCCTGGCGGTGTAGTCCCCGACCGCGGCGCCGGTGTTCTCGTACGTTCGGAGCAGCTTCTCCTGCTCCGCGCGATCCTCCGCGGCGGCCATCGTCATGTCGCCGATCGCCACGGCCACGCCCACGGCCGCGGCGCCGACGGCCGCGACCTTGAGCGCCGAGCCGACGGCCGTGTCCCCGAACGACGCCGTTTTTTCTTTCGCGCCGTCGAGCTCGGAGGCGAGCTTGCTCGCGTCGCCGATGATCTCCACGAGGAGCGAGATCGCCACTAGCGCGCCCGCCGCGGCCGCGCCTGGCGGGCCCGTTCGTGGGCCCGGCCGTACGCCGCCATATGCGCGACCGTGAGCTCGCCGGCGTGGTCCACGATCGGGATGCCCGAGATCATGGCGGCCTGCACTTCCGCATCGGCCTCTGCTTCAACGAGCTGCGCCTCTTCGGCCGCGACCACGAACGCCACGGCCCACGTTTGAGCCTGCTCCCACGTCCACGAGGGATCGAGCCGGCGCTCGAGCTGCAGCGCCGCGGCGTAGAGCACCAGCGTCCCCTGCTCGATCTCCTCGGGCGATGCGCGATGGTCGACCGCGGCACGCGCGAGATCCGAGAGCCGATCCTGCGGCACTTTCGCGAGCACGGCCACGCGCGCCCATTCGAGCGCCGTGAGCCCGAGCAGATCCGCCGTCGTGAACTCCACGCGCCGGGGGACGGGATATGCCACTAGAACCCCGCCTCCCGGCCGGCGCCGGCGAGCGAGCTCTCATAGCTCGCCGCGAGCGCCGTCTCCTGCTCCGCGAGCGTCCGCTCGGCCATATGCGCGCCGACCATCCGGATCGTGCCGTACTCCACGGGCGCGGCGTAGACCTGCGTGTTGGCCACGGTCACGCCCGCGGGCCCGGCCTGTACCGTCCACGAGCTCGCCAGGAGCCCGGTGCGGATCGGAGTCCGGGCACCGATCGCGGCTGCCAGGGCCGCGCCGGCGAGCTCATGCGCGCTCGTCATATCGGCGACAGCCGCTTTCATCCGCTCGAGGGCCGCCGCGACCTCGGCCTCGCCCTTGACGTCGATCGAGATATCCGTCACGCGACGGCCTCGGCGGGTTCCTCCTCCTCCTCGGCGAGCTCCACGGCCGGGAACGCCGCGGAGATCATGGTCGGCTTGCTCGAGCACGGGAGCGTGACGTCGAGCTCGGCGAATGAGTCGACCTCGCCGCCGTAGGAACCCGCCACGAGCCGGACTTGACCGGCCATGCCGGGCACCGTCGCGGACGGCACCGTGGCCGAGCCGTGGGCTTGATACTGAAAGTCTGCGAGCTGCCCGTCATTCGTCCACAGGAAGTTCGCGAGCCCATCGGCCGCCCAGCGCTGGAGCGCCACGATGTGGAGCGCGTACGTCGTTTTGCCGACGCTCGAGAACGATCCCGACGCGCAGAGCGTTGAGACGCTCACTTCCTCACCCGGCGTCGAGACGATCTCGGCCGTGGTCAGATCGCAGTTGTATTCGACGCGCGTCCCCGCGCCCGTGAGCTTGAGATTGAGCTGAACATCCCGCATGAAGAGCGGTGAGCCGGTCATATCGGCGGATCCTCCCTACTCGAGCGCGTACGTGAACAGCCCGACGCAGGTCGGGAGGGTGACGTCGCCGACGAGCCGATCGGCCGGCCTGCTCCACGTCGGGAGCCCGCATCCGTCGAGACGCCGGAGCGCGACGTCGCAACGGTCGATCAGATCGGCGATCTCCTCGAGCGCGGTATCGGCATCGCCCGAGCCCGAGACGGCCGTGAGCTGCCAGCGCGAATCCCGGCCCGGCATCCGCGCTGGCACGCTCCACGGTTCGGCGGGCTCGAGGATGACGGCCGGCGCGGAGAACCGGCCGGACGTCCCCGCGCGCACGCTCCCGAGCATCAGACTCTCGAGGATCCGGGCCCGTGCGGCACCGAGCCGGCTCACGCGAACCCAAACGACGCGTAGCGCGCAATGATCGGCGAGACGCCCTCGAGATAGTCGCGCGCGACGCGGATCGCGATCCCCTGCAGATCGGAGTAGCCGGTCACGCCGAACGCGGCCTCGCGCCGTTTGTACGCCTCCGCGCCCGCGATCAGCCCGGCATAGTGGAGCTCGGCGTAGAGCCCCGGATCGATCGGAGTGACGAGCAAGGCATCATCGAGACGCCGGGCGATCCCCGCATTGACGGCGCTCGCGCAGAGCTCCGCCCACGTGGAGTCCTCCGGCGATGGGACGCGGACGTTCCAATGCGCCAGGATGGCCGGGCCCGTCACCCATTCGATCGGCGGCATGGCGCCTACTTGCGCCTCGAGCTCGCGCTCTCCTCGTCGGCCGCGAGCTCGGTCGTAAGCGTGGACTTGACGATCGCGCTCGGGATCTGCACGACGGCCGCGCCCATCCCCCAGATGGCGATGTTCTGGCCGAGCTTTGCGACGTCCTCGGAGCTGATCGGGAAGGGACCGTCCTCGTGCCAGTGCGCGGCCTCTCCGTTCGTGACGAGATGGGTATTGCCGGTGAGGAATGGCGCCCGGATGACCGAGAGTCCCGAGATGCTGATCCGGAGCGAAGACGCGTCGGCCGTGCCCGCGATGTTGGACGTCCCATACGGCGCCGGCCAAAGCCCGGTGAGGCCGCCCAGCCTGTTGAATTCGGTCGGGCTCACGAGATCGACGGTCGCGGGCGATCCGGTCTTGTCCTCCACGATCGAGGATGCTGCGAATAGGAATGCGCGGACCTGGTCGGCCGTCGCCGTCGCCGTGAGCACGAGCGTGCTCGTGGCGGCCGCCGCGAGCACGGTCTCGAATTCGGCCTCGGTCTCGCGCGCGTAGGCAATCGCCAGGATCCGGATATACGCCTCGCGGTAGCTCGGCTCGGATCGGCGGATGAGCTGATATGAGACGTCGGATCCCCCGGCCCACGTGGAGATGGGTGCGCTCCCCTTGAGGAGCTTCACGAGCACCGAATTGATCTCGGTTTTCTGCGCGGTCTGCTTGGCAACGATCGCGTCGAGCGAGAGCGCGGGATCGAGATACGGCCAATCGATCGTCATCCCCGAGCTGCCGAGCGAGCGCGGCCCGCCGAGCGCCTCGATCGCCGGCCGCGGCCGGCTCATGATCCCGACGATCTCGCCGACCCAATTCGGGGGGATCACGCCGGGGTTGTCGGTCGTGATCTGGTCGAGCAATGCTCGCGCCAGGAGCGGCCCCTTGCTCGGATCGAGATACGCCGCGTCCGTGTACTCCACGAGCGAGCCGTAGCCGGCGAGCGCGTGCGAGCTCGAGCGGCCGCCGCGCGCCTCGAGCGCGACCATCCGGCCCACGAGATCGCGCCGGACCTCTTCCATCCGCCCCAGCAGATCGGGATCATTGCGCGTCACGCGCAGTCCGGGCGGATCCGGCTCGGGCTCGGGCTCGGGCGGATCCGGCGTCATCACTTGCGACTTATCCACGGCGCTCTCCTCACTCCGAACGGCCAACACTTGCGCGCCCGGATAGGCGCCGCGCTCCACGATGCCCACACGGACCATCCGCGCGAGCTCCCGCTCGGTGACGCCATCGGCGCCGGAACGGGACTTGACGGGCTCGAATACGACACTTGCGGCGCGATACACGCCGTCGCGCGCGAGCTCGAGGAGCTCGTCTCCGGCGCGAGTGCGAGACACGCGGAACGTGCCGTGCATCCCGTCCTCCCGGTCGGAGAGCTCCACGCCCCGCCCTGCGAGCTGCACGCCGGGCTCGCTGCCGTGGGCTCCGATGGCCTCGAGCGTGACGTCGGAGGGGTTCGTCCCCCGGAACGCACCGCGCCGGAAGCGCTCGGGCCCGTCGCGGGTCTGCCCGATCACGCCCCACGGCACGATGCGCAGATCGACGAGCCGCTCCTCTTCCGAGCGGACCGAGAGCTCGGCCTCGTATGCGGCGGCGCTGACGAGATCGCTCATGAGCTCACTCCCGGCGCCGCGGGCGTCGGCGCGTACTGCGGCGGGATCGGCGGCGCGCTGCTGCGATCCCAGCCTTCCCAGCGGTCGATCTGATCGGGCGTCAAGAACTTGCTAATGAGCCCAACCTGGTAGGACAGATACCGATCGCGCGTGCCGAGCCGCTCGAGCTCGGCCGTGGAGAAGCGGACGGTTTGCGTGCGCGGCACGAGATCCGAGAGCCCGGCCTCGAGCGCGTCGAGATAGACCGGTTGCACCGTCGTGCGCACGAACGTCATGAGCGCTTCGGCGATGTTCTGGTACGTGAGCGATGAGCCCGAGAGCTCGGCGAGCAGGAGCTCGGCCGGGAAGATCCCGAGCACGCGTGCGACCTCCTGCACGCCCCACTTGCGCGTCTCGAGGAGCTGCGAGCCCTCCGGCGAGACCGTCGACTCCACGAGATCCCAGCCTTTGGAGAGCACGGCCGGCGAGCGCGTCCGGTGATTGTTCATATAACGCTGGCGAGCGGCCTCCGCCTCGGTGCCCGTGAGCTTGTCGTCATATTTGAGCGTGACGGTCGGGACGGATCCGGTCTCGAACCATTCGGCCGCGTAGAGATCGGCCAGGAGCACGCGCCCGAGCGCGTCGGCGCCGGTCACGATCGGCGACCGGCCCTCGAGCTCGCCGGCCGGCCGGTCGATCGCGAGATGCACGATGTCGCGCGGCGGATAGAGCCATCGGTCGGCCCAGCGGTAGCGCCGCGTGAAGTGCGACGCGTCGGCCCATTCGGGATGCACGTCCTCGGGCTTGAGCACGTTTGCGACGTCCGGCCAACCGCCCGAGCCGCGCCCGGACTCGGGGATCCACAAGTACGCGTTGCCGTGGTCGACGAGCGAGGCCGTGAGCTGCGCGAGCCATTCCTTGCGCGTGGTCTCGGCCTGCGGGCGCACGAGGATCGCGGGCTGCTCCTCGGTCGGGAGCGGATAGCCGCCGCGCCAGGCGACGGGCTCCATCATGGACACGAGCGACGTGATGAGCTGCCGGCCGCGCGCCACGGCCGGGATCGTCAGATAGTCGCCGAGCCCGAGCCGGCGCTCGAGACCCTGCCAGGCGATCTGCTCCTCGAGCGGCGCGGACTCCGACGGCGCCCGCCAGAACGACCGCAACGCGTCCGCAATCCCCACGTGCGCACTATGCACGCCGCATAGTGTTTATGCACGCACTACATCTCGGCGACCACGTCGATCGGGTAGTAGTTGGCCGGCTGCGCCGTGGTCGGGAACACATCGGAGCCCGCGATGTAGAACCCGGACTGGTAAACCGTGAGATGAGGCGCCAGCGACGCGGGCGCTGCCGTGGAGAAGTAGGTGTAAGTCGGCGCGGAGCACGACACGCGATACGTGGAGCCCGCAACGATCGCATATGGCGTCGCGAGCGCGACCTCATACCAGGCGGTGGCCCGCGGCGCCGGTTCACCCTCCACGACCGGCGCGACGACGTTCTCGCGGTCCCCGAACACGTCGAACAGGCCAGAGCCCGGGCACACGAAATCCACGTGCGCCACCTTGACACCGGCGTTCGTCCATAGCGAGAGCGGATGAAGCTGGCCCGCGGTATGCAGATCCGCATAGTGATAGGTGGCGATGTGCGTCACCCGGCCGTTCTTGGTGGCCGTGAACCCCGCGCCGTGCGTGTAGTTGCCCGACGTCGCGGCCGTGCCGCCCGTCGGCGGGCGCGCCTGAATGCGCTCCACGACGACCGGCGGTGGCCAGACTTTCACCGAGCCCGCATACACCGCGCTTGCGACGCCGCCGCCGAGCTGGCCGACGCGGTAGTAGACCGCGTTGGCCTCGTTGATCGTGGTCAACCGATGATCACGTACAGCACGGCGGGATCCTTCACGGGCAGCGCGTCATAGGCGGCCTGCGTCATCTGTGTCCACGGGCCGGGAATCCCCTGCGGGCCCGTGGCGCCCTGCGGGCCCGTGGCGCCCTGCGGCCCCTGCGGACCGGGAACGGTCGAGGCCGGGCCCGTGGCGCCCTGCGGCCCCTGGATCCCCTGCGGCCCCTGCGGACCGGGAACGGTCGAGGCCGGGCCCGCGGGCCCCTGCGGACCCTCCGGGCCCGTGGCGCCGGGCGGACCGGGAACAGTCGAGGCCGGTCCCTCCGGGCCCGTGGCTCCGGGCGGGCCCGTGTCCCCCGGCGGTCCCTCCGGCCCGGCCGGGCCCGGCGTGCCCGTGAAGATCTCCACGTACTCGATCGCGGGCGGGACCACGAGCTCAACGATCATGGCGCCGTGACGTCTCCTGCGATCGAGACGAGCCCGGCCACGAGCGTCTGCACGACGGCGCCGGCGTGCGTGAGCTCGAGATCCCACGCGGCCGAGCTGCGCCGCGGGAACCCGACCCACGAGCTCGCCGGCATCGTGATCGTGATCTCATTCGGGAGCGTGACCGTGGCGCCGAGCTCGGCCAGGAGCGTTCCGCCTGCCGCGTCCCGGATCTGCGCCCGTGGCGTCGTGTCCGTGAGATCGCTCGGCGTGCCGCCGGGGACGTCCTCCCACAATCGGAATGTGACGGTCGCCGTGTCGCCGCGATAGAGCGTGAGATCCTGCCGGAGCGGTAGCGCCACGCGTGCAGTATGCGGCTAGAAGATCTCCGGTTGCGACGGTTGCGCCTCGGGTGAGAGCGCGCCCCACGATGCGAACGCCGCCGCGCGGAGCGCGTCGATCGGCCCACGACTCTCGCGCACCGAGAAGTACCACGCGCCGGCCTCGAGCGGCCCGGACGGCCGGGCCCGGCGCGCCTGGATCCCGAGCACGGCATCGGGCCCGTGCACGAGCCGGCTGCCCACGAGCTCGGCGCGGAACAGCTCGGATGCATTGCGGATCTCGGTCGGCCCGAGCGCGAGCGTGGGCACGTCAGCATCGGCCGCCCACGCCTCGAGATGCGCCGAGAGCGCCGAGCTCTTGCTCCACGCCACGAGCGCCGGGCCCCACGTCACCCGGCAGCGCTCGAGCGCCTCGAGGAGCTCGGCCGGCGCGATCGTGGAGCTCCCGCCCGCCACGAGCTCGGCCGCGATCCCCACGAACGTCGGCGCATCGTCGACCACGAGCGCGACGGCGATCGTCGCGTGCGTCCAGCCGGGTTCGGTCTCGAGCGCGAGCACGACGCGGCCGAAGGATGCGGGAACGCTCGAGCCCTGGCGAGCCCACACTCCGGGCGGGAGCCATTCGTCGGCCGCGTCGGCCCATAGGTTGAGCCGCTCGCGCCGGAATGTCGACGGCGTGAGCGCGCGGAGCTCGTCTCGGATCGTGGCCGCGTCGATCCGCCCCTCCGCGTACGCCGGCGAGCTCTTCGGCCAGGCCGCGGGATCGTCGGGCGCGTCGCCGTCATCCGCGGCGTACCACGTCATCCCGAATCCCTCCGCGGGCTCGGAACGGTCGATGATCCGAAGGCCGCGCTCCCAGAGCGAGCGGAGCAGGATCGATCGCTCGTCGCCGGCGCTCGAGATCTCGAAGATCAGCGGCTCGGGCCGGGCGCTCACGGTCGGTTTGAGCGCGGCGTACGTCTCATCGTCGTGCTGCGTCCGGACCTCATCGAAGAGCGCGAGATCGATCGAGTAGCCACGGATCGCGTCGCGCGCTTCCCGGCTCGTGACGTGATACTCGCGGCGCCAGCCGGCGATCGCCGAGCGGATCCCGAGATAGCGCGTGAGCGCCAGGCCGCCGCGATCCTCGGAGCCCATCCGTTGCGCGATCGGTCGCAGATCGGCGAGCACGGCCTCGTACGGGATCCGCGCTTGCGGCCGGTTGTGCGCGAGCCCGTACACGAGCTGCCAGCGCGGGCCCGCATCCGTGGTCAGCGCCCAGCCGATGAGGCTGCGCACGAGCGCCGTCTTTCCTTGCTGCCTGGCCGTGCTCACGAGATATTCTCGGTGCACGAGCACATTGCCGGCGTCGACGGCCAGCGCCCGCGCGATGGCGCGGCGCTGCCAACGATCGAGCGTGATCCCGAGCTCGCGGCG